GGCGAGTAATGTCACCCCAATTCCTAGACATATACTGCCCCAATGACATTCCATTTTTAGCCGCGTCAGCTCGCATCATGTCCCAATCCCATGTAATACCTGGTCTATTAAAGTACTCTTGCTGTTGTTCAGTCATATTACTCACACTTTGCTTCGCATCGTCCGGTGCATTGGATTTCATAAAAAAGCTCAGCACCGGTAAGGCTAAACCAATTGTTTTTAGATTCAAACCAAACGAGGTGTCTTTAGATGAACTAGACTTAGCTTCGGTGGAGGCAGGTTTACCTTGGCTAGTTGGTTCAGTTAATTCAGTTGATTCAGGTTTACCTTGGCCAGTTGATTCAGGTTTACTTGAAAAAGTGTTTTGGGCCATAGCACCTAACCCCCCTTGGACCGCTCCTTCAGTGAACTTGTCACCTGTAGCAAGTGACCCTAAGCCTGAAGCTAGTGAACTACCTACAACATTCTGAGTCGCAGGGCTCATGTCAAAACCAGTGGCGCTGGTGATACCCTCACCAAGCATACTGCCTAAACCACCGCTGATACCGCCGCTAATTGCACCTTTTAGAGGATCCCCTCCGGTTAATGCAGATGTACCTGCACCAACTATGGCATTACCGACTATGGGCGCCCAAGCGGCACTAGCACCCAAACCTGCACCAATAGCTGTGCCTATACCTGGCGCGAATATACTTAATGCCAAGGGTGCAACAACTTTAAATAAATCGCCCCAAAACCCATACTCAGGTAATCCTGTTACCGGGTTAATTGATGGTGGTCGGGTGTGTCCTAAGATTCTTGCCTCGCGCGGGCTAATATGTGCCACGATTGAATCAGCGCCTCGGCCGTATTGCGATAGTTGATTCAACCCCCCACGAGCCATTGCAGGCACTGCCTGGGCTTGCATGTCATGTTTCATTTTCAATGAGATGAGCAACATCAAACCTATAGCTTCACTTGAAAACTGAGGGGGCAAGTCTGATTCATCAACAACGCCTTGCGCGATTAAATCTCTGCGCATTTGTGGATACTTATCAGGCATATCCATCATTGCAGCCAAAGTTTGTATTAGCATATCCAAATCTTCAATGCTAAAACCGGGTTTTGATTGCATGGACTTATGAGCAACATCCACCATTTGTTTGAGACGTTGCTCAGGGATTGCCTGCGCTAATTGGCGCAAAACGTCTTCTTTTTTAATCATATAAATGCCTCACTAAATCTTATAGCCCATTCTTTCCAGTCATCAAAGCTGTAGGGATTCGGCAAATTGGATGGCAAACTCTGATTGTTTAAAAACTGAGCTGCCCAGTTTTGCCATTCTAAATCAACCAATTTCCCAAATACACCTAATGAATCTAAATCTAATACAATTTGATCCGCCCAATCATTTAATGTCAACGTTGTAGGAAATGTAATAATCATGCGATCCTCGTTTTATCACCTTGACCAATGTGTGCAATGATCTGTCCCATTTGATAATCACCGCCCAGAACATTACTTGAGAATTTAACGCGCAACTCTCGACGTTGCTCCTTCATAACTACAACTTGCTCATAAACTTGAGACGCTGTTGCAGGAAAGATCACAGGGGTTCCAACAACTTCAGGCGCACGAGCATTCATTTTACCTGAGACAACAACCTCCAGGTTGCCTACCTGTACAAAGTCAGGTTCGATTGATTCTACTCGCAATTCAGCGTCAGTGCCCTTGGCGACTGATGATATATCTGAGGTTTGAAAGTAAGACTCTACAGGGTTAGTTGTAATGCCATCAACTTCATCAACCCCTTGCTCGTGTAACCACGTGGTGTAACCTGTCGATGTAGGTTCAATTCCTGTAAGGATTGGTGCTGCAAAAGCATTACTAAAAACACCAGCAGATCTACCGCTGTTTGGCAATTCAGTGTCGTACCAACAGTTTTCACGGATGTTATAAATAACAGCGTGAGTGCATTCGGTTGCGCTACCTCTAGGGTATGCCCACCAAATTTCACCGAAGCGGGGCATTTTAAATGCAAACACTTTTTGCTTTTGAGTGTCATTCAACCCGTCAAAAAACCAATTCACATTGAATTGGTTAGGGACTTCACGAACAACACCATTAAAGCTCAGGAACCGGTCGACTCCGGCCCAATAGAATACGCCATCGTAATCAACTACGCAGTTTGATGACAGGATAGAAGTGTCAGTTGCGATCGTGTCAAATTGAAATACAGTTGCACCCCCGACGAACGACGCCCTAATCACTGCGTCATACGCCCAGAAGATGCCCGCCGGAGCATTGCCAGCACCGGCGCGTAGGGGCAACCCTTTTATAATTTTTTGGCCCCAAACCCGAGCGGTACCTGAGCCCGCACCTGATAAGTCCGTCGGAGAGCCTGCTACAGACCAACCAACAATGCCCCCGCTACCATAGTAAAAGAGGTATGGGTGTAAGGCAACGATTCCACCAGTGGCATTAGCTCCAGCCGGGATGGTTATGTTTGTTAATGCTGCTGTTGTAAGAACATTCCCTGAATAAATAGCCCCGCCAACATCGTTGCTTATAGTCTGACCGTTTGGTGCAACATGTGCCGTAAGCAACGTTGTACCGGTAACTGAACTATAAATAGTGTCAAACATCCACATATTTGCGCTATTTATTGTGTATCCAGCAGGAGTTCGGTTACTTACAATAGATGCGTTTCCGGAGAGGTCCAATGTGAATCGTTGTAGGTAATCGACTGAACCTGTGTGACAATAAACGTTGTCTTGATTTGTATAACCAGTAAATCCACGGCTTACTTGGGTTATTAATTTTGAGACCGCTCGATACCCAGCGATTTTCCTTGGGAGGCCACGTTGAAATCGTACCCATTGGCCGTCTGTGTAGAACTCACCGTCGAACTGAGTACCGTCCCGCTTTATACCGGGCATGGATTTCAGTATTAATGGGGTAGTTGCCATCAGAAGGTACCTGCTGAGATTGTGGCACCAGGGGTCAATGACACAGTTACGGCGGGCAGAATGTCAGTGCCATCGCAAAAGTAAATGTTGCGCAACCCGTCTTGCACGATACTTGGGCTCACTTGCGCTGCGGTTTTAACACTTAATGTAAAAGCACCAGTAGTGGCATCGGTTAGCCAGTATTGTTGAACGGTAGCCGGCACAATAACGTTGATATTCGCGGTTAGAACCCCTGTGAATTTGTACGAAATTCGATTCAGTTCAGAACCACTTAGTGTGTAATCAACTCCACCGCCGACGTTAATAACGGTATAGTCAAACGCAAATGTTGAATTCTGACCGAACCCTAAACTTAGGAATTGAGTGCCTGTTGAGATAATTATCGACGAGTCACCTGGATTATAAGTTTTTGAACTTACTGAATCAATTAAACTTACACCATTGACTGTAATAGACCCTGAGCCACTATTTCTAATCTGCACAAACCAATCGTCCCCTACAGTTGACGCTAGGGGTAAAGTCAATGTTCCCGCGCCCCCGGTCCAGTTCAACAAACTAGCTCGGTCGGAGTCGATAATTGTGTAGTTAGATGACTTCTCAACCACATTGATCTTTTGATTTAATGTTGTTGAAATAGCTTTAATCCCATAGCCTTGTAAACTTGCAGCATTTGTAGTTGACGTGCTTGCCCCAAATTGATAACTACGCCAAATGCCATTGACTGTTGCATTACTCGTAAGATACAGCTGCCATTGCTGACCAGCACCAACACTAAGTAAAGTATTACCACCCTGATCCTTGACCGTAAATACAGATGAACCTATGTTGTTGAAGAGGATAGTCTCACCAGATGAGGCCTCAACAGCCGATGGCATCATAATGCTAAAGTTGGAGGACGTGGTTACATCCATGATTTTGGCAACAACTGGGCTGTTTGCCTCAGCGATTAGTGGCCATGATAGTTCTATATTAGCTGTGAGCGTCAGCGCAGAATACGATACCTCTGACGAGTATATAGTCGATGCTGTAAAAACATCGGTGTAAGTTGTCATGCTGCTTTCCTAACAACGGATCTATCTGTGATTTTTAATAAATCTTCGTCAACTAGCGATTTAGCTGCGCGGTCATACATTTGCTGCCACAGAGGGACCCGCTCATCATTTTTTAAGAAAGGCGTGGCTTCTAAAAGTGCGCCATAAAGTAGGAGATTAGGTGCATTGCTAGTTAGCCAGTTTGACTGATTACTTGTATCCAACAATTGCGGGATCTCATAATACAACACTTCCATTGACGCATTTGTCGAAGGTGTTGGTACAAATATCCAATTGTTGTAATCGTAATCTGCGTAGAACTTGACCGGACCCGTCGAGGCTTCATTAGGCCAATAATTTTTGCAATACTCATACGACCTAGGGAACACTGGTGCGTCAGCGACAGTTATGGAAATAGTTTCACGCCAGCGGTCAGGTTTGGTATATGTAGGGGTACCTGTAGCCAATGTCGTTGTGACCGCCTTGATGAAGCCTTGTATCTTCAACTCGCGAGCTATACGTTGCTCAGCGAGTGTAATTAACCGAGGCAATTGCTCGTAAACAATAGAATCGCTTGCCGCGGTAAATCCCCGCTCAAGGTACCTGCGCATATCCTCCAACAGAGATGTATATGTCATTACATAGGCCACGTGATTCTCCTAGAATAAACAAGGAGGCTCGTGCAGCCTCAGGCAAACAATTTGATACATTATAACATAATTCCTATGTTTTGTCAAGCGTTAAACAAAGCAGCCTCAGCTGCCCGTCTACGAATTAAACCCTTTACAGGTCTGCCCGCAGCATTTATCCACTTACCAAACTCACGTTGCGCTCCAGCGTAGTCACCCGTATTGCACTTCTTACGCAGCGTGGAGGCTCTTAAGTTGCCTAGCCCAACATTGAATGCGAATGAAACAACAGCATCCGGCTTGTTTCCAGCCAGCGTTGGGCACATAGCTCCAGTGCCGCCAGCAAACTTTTTTAAATCCTGTTTGAGTCGTTCCTCTGCTTGTTCCTGCGTCCATGTCTCACCTGGATACACACCAGCCCCTGTTGCGCCGTAACCAATGGTTAAAACCCCTGCCGAGCAGAAATAAGGCGTAAGCCTACAACCCTCAAACCGCTTAACAAGGTCAACAAGCTGCTCACTTACCATTTTTACCCATCACACGCGAAGCGAAGAAGAAGCCAAGGATAACGCCTGCCAGCTCCATGTCCCACTCAGCCATGCGGTATTCTTGATGATAGAGCTTTAAAAGCCATAAAAACAGAACAACAGTAGCTGCTGCTGGACGGATAAGACCATTCCATACGTCAACGAACCAAATTCCCGTGGGTTTGAAAGCATCTTTCATTGCGTAGCCAAACGCCAGCGCTTCGCT